TGATGACTTCACATGGGTTTGCTTCAATGGTGATAGCAAATATTGCGCAGACTTTAGATGCATGTATGATAGTTGTGAATGTTGGGAGGAGAACAAGCATGAGTGATTTGTCTGAACTTATAAATAGAGGTGGTTTAATCGATGATTTTAAGATAGAAAAATCCAAAGATGAACCACCTACACAACCAATAAAGTTAGCTGATTGGCTGATTGACAGAGAATTGAAAGATGGAATTCGTCTGTATGGGAAAAATGATCTTAGAAAAATTGCAAATTACTTATTGAATTACTGTGGTGATGAAAATGATTGAAGTATGCGGTAAAGAAATCAAAGACGAATGCTCACATTGCGGAAACATCCTTGAATGCGAGTTATTCCGGCAAGGACATGGAATAAAACAGGAACGTGAAAACATAGCTAAAATGATTGCCTGTCAGATGAAGCACAGGGAGAGGAGGGAATTTGAATGCTAAATTTACTTGATAAACGCAATTGCCCTGTTTGCGGTGGAATATTGAAATGTGAAAATGCCGATTTCACAAACCCTTTTATAGAAAAAGGACTCTTTTTAAATGTGACATGGCAATGCACCAATTGCGGCGCTGAATATACTGCAAAACTTGAATTAACCCCAAACGGATATGAGGTGCAAGACCGTGAAGCAAATATTGATGTAGAGGATAATTTTTCAGCCGAAAAATTTATGCTTGGAAGAAACAATTTTCGAAGACAGAGGTGGTAAACATGAAATTTGAGGATATGGCAAACTGGACAGAAGAACAGTTGAAAAATGAAGTTGTTCGGTTATTTGAAGAATGTGAGAAGAAGCAGCATATAATCCTGGACTATGAAGCTTTATCGGAGACAATTAACCAAAAGCTTCTTGAAAATGATAACTGGAAGCTTCCAACTGATGAAGTTGAAAATGTAAATACTGGTCATCCATCTATAGAATGGTATGAACAACGCCACCAGGATGACTGCATCAGAATTAACGAGTTAACTGTTACTGTTGACAAATTGGTTGACCGATACGCTAATTTAAGGAAAAACAAAGGAATGTGCTGATATGGGCGAAAAGGAAGAATTAAAGCGTTTCTTTACATGTAATGGTGAAGTGATTGAAGAAATAGCAGGGATTTCAATTTCGGATGGTAGTGTCATCGAAGCTGGTATTCTTCACAGAAATGAGGACGGTACACTTTGTAGTGCAGGAAAACCATTAAGTATTAAATTTGAATGTAAATTCAGTGATGAACTGTTTTGGACACTAGTTGCCCCAAATCGAATAAACCAGAACAATTTCCGTAAAATGCATGGGATTCCGAAGCGGAGGAAAATTAATGGATCAAGAAAAAACAAAAGGTTGTCCAGAATGGAAGACACAAGTACAACAGGCACCTGCCAAAGAAATTGTTGACTTTGCAAAAGCACATCCATGCGATTATATGAGAAAATGCTTAGAGCAATATCCGTATTGGGGAAACCAAGACAATGGTTTTAATAGGAAGAAATTTAAGGAGATTTTTAATGAGCATTAAGTCAGCATTAGAATCCGAAGGGATAGATTTTTCTGAATACATGAACCCACCCGAGCCGTGGAATGGACAGGCATTATTGAGGAATATCAATGGAGTGAAATACGCCTGTTGCCCTTTTTGCCAGAAGAAAGCACTTTTGATTAGCCCAAACACAAAGATTCAGCATCTTAAATTAAAATGCAAGGGAAGCAACTGTAAGAAAGAATTTGAGGTGAATGTATGAAGAAATACAAAAATATCCCAATAACAATTTTACAAACAGGTGAAACTGTAGCAGCTTCAATTGAGGTCTGCGTAGAGGATGGAAGAGAGGTTGCTTACTTCTGCGCTAATGTACTTGGACGATATGATTATGAGGAAACATTTATGGTGCAAATAAAAGGCAGAGAATTTCCGTTCATTATAAGACATTTAAGCGGTTTTACAGATACGTTTCCAGTTCGCATGGAAATGTATGCGAAACAAGTAGGAACATACACTATTGGAAAATGGGAAAAGATATTGAGAGGTATTTTGAATGAAAATAAGTCTTAAACGAATTAAATGCATTCTGACAGGTGGTTGCAGGTTCAAAAGTTCAGATACAGAATCAAAATGTGACGATAAGGAAAAGACTTGCACTATTACAGAAACTTGCTACAAATGTGGGAAGAAGTACACTGCCGTATTCACTTACAAACAGTTAGGGATTACAGATTGAGGTGAATGTATGATATGGAGCGAAGAAATATCCTTTGATGGATTCCAGAAGAAGATTGATGAGTGGTACAAGGATAAAGACTTTGAACTGTGCGACCCACCTATCAGTGCTCAGTTTGCTTTAGACTTGATCTTCAAGACATTAGTAGATGATAGAGAAGATTATCCATATCTCACAACTATGTCAGAAAACGTAGAACAGACAAATAGCATTATGCTCGATTTAATTCTTCGTAAATACAGTCGCAAATACAGAAAATACTTGAAATCAAAAAGAAAGATGGTGAGCAAATGAACAAAATCAGAAAAATATTTTGGATAATTGCGAATTTCATAATATTCAAATGGGTAGCAGATTATTTGATAGCCACAATTCAAATGATGATTGAAAATCATTGGGGACTTTCGGCGGTTCCGTTATTGTTCATGGCAATATTCGCAGAGTGGAAAGTAATTGAAAATATTTTTACGGAATTAAAAAGATGATTTTATCAAGAAAGGATATGTATGACAAAACAAGAAGCGGTAGTAGTTGAAACCTATACAGGAATTTGTATGCTTACAGGGGATGACCGAAGACTTGCATACGAATACGCAGAAAAACTTTTAGGTCATCAGATATGGACACATGAGTTTCCCAAATATGCAGATAAATTAAAAGAACTTAGCAGACCAGATTTTATTGAGATTTGCAGAAAGTTAGGTGATTGAATGAACCCAGTATTTATATTTCTAGTGGTATGCGGAGCGGCAGTAGTATGGTTCCTGCTTTACAAATTATTTCAGCCACTAGGTAAATTATTGAACCACATTGGCAGAAATGCTATTGATGAGTTAAATAAAGACGAAAGTCAAAAAGAGGAGGATAATAAATGAAAAAAGGACTTTTAGGTGGAATTGGATTAGCTGTTGTAATCATTGCAGGACTTATATGTGTTGCAAAGTGCAGTGTGAGAGTTCCGGCTGGTTACATTGCGGTAGAGTACAAAATGAACGGAGGAATCTCTAAGAATGTACTTACTCAGGGATGGCATGTGATTTCACCAACAGTAAAAACTTCACTGTATTCCGTTGGAATCGAGCAGTCTTATCTTACATCTGAGGATAAGGGCGATTCTCCAAAAGATGAAAGTTTCAAGACACCAACGGCAGATGGCAAATCACTTCAAGTTGACCTTGAATTTTCTTATAAATTCGATCAGAGCAGAGTAACTGATGTATTTACTCAGTTCAAAGGTCAATCCGGGGAATCTGTGAAAAATACTTTTATTAAGCCTAAGATGAAAGCATGGACGCAGGAAGTAACTGCGAAGTATCCAGTAACAGATGTTTTCGGTGATAAACGCCAGGAACTGAATGAAGCACTTGACGAATATCTTAAACAGAAGTTTGAGCCATACGGAATTATTATTGATACAGTAAACTTTACTTCTATTTCCACCGATGATGAAACACAGGCTGCAATTCAGAAGAAAGTGAACGCTCAACAGGAGCTTGAACTTGCTAACATTGAAGCTAAAACAGCAAAAGTACAAGCTGATAAAGATAAAGAAGTTGCACTGATTGCTGCCGAACAGGAAAAAGAGAAAGCATCTATCCAAGCGGAACAGGCAAAGATTGATGCAGAAGGAAAAGCAGAAGCAATTAAGATTAAAGCAGAAGCTGAAGCAGAAGCAAATAGAAAAATCGCAGAATCTCTTACCCCAGAGCTGATTGAAAAACAGAAGATTGATAAATGGAATGGTGAAGTACCAAAGATTCAAGGAGGTAACACTTCTACAATCGTAGATACAAGAGATATGACAGCTGATGAGAATGCTGAATAATAAGTAAACCAGTCAAGAGAGCCACATGAGAGCCAGACTAAATCCTAAAAAGAAAGGAGGTCTGGCTCTATTTTTATGGAAAAAATTACAGAAGGCTCGCTCGAATGGTATCGGGCAGTTCTAAATCAGATTATCAGCAGCGACATGACAATCTATCAGAACCAAAAAGATTGCCTTGATTTGCTCTTGAACATGAATATTGACCTTCCTTTCAATAAGAATCAAGAAGCACGGAAAATGGCTATGAAAGTAAGTCAATACTCACATAACATAGCAGAGAAGTGTGCTGCATTAACTGGAAGTGGTAATTTTGACGATATCTACTGGCAGTATTTATTATTGGAAGCACCACATTTATTTGAAAGTTACTTGCTTTATATGGAAAAAAATAGACCGGACAGCAAGAAATTTTATATTCCACGAAAAAAAACACTACATGTAGTAGCCAAAGACCTACAAGATTTGGAAGAAAGAAAGATAGAGTTTTACGGCTTATCACTTCCGAGCCGTGTTGGAAAATCTACTATGTGTATTTTCTTTATGTCATGGATAATGGGAAAAAGACCGAATAGCCATAGTGCCATGGGTGGTCATTCTGGAAAACTGGCAAAAGGATTTTACGGAGAACTTCTTAACCTCATTAATACACAGGAATACAACTACAGTGAAATTTTTCCGCAATCGAAACTTCAAAAACAGAGTGCTGATGATTTTGAAATAAACCTGGACAAACCAGACCGATTTGCAACAATGACTTGCCGTGGTATTGAAGGTACTTGGACAGGTGCCGTTGATATTTCTTCTGATGGGTATTTGTACGTGGATGACCTTGTAAGAGATAGGCAACATTCATTAAGTCCTACCCGATTAGAAAATACATATCAAGAATATCTAAACAAGATGGTTGACCGTAAGATTGATGGTGCAAGAGAACTTATGGTTGGAACCAGATGGAATTTATATGATCCTCTTGGAAAGATTGAGAAGCTAAATCGGGATAATCCAATGTATCGGTTTAGAAAAATTCCAGCTTTGAACGATGATGGTGAATCCAATTTCGATTATGAGTATGGCGTTGGATTTTCAACAAAATATTATGTTGATATGAAAGCTAGGTTAGACGCTAACGAATGGGAAGCTAAATATCAGCAAAAGCCCTTCTTGCGTGAAGGAATTGTGTTTGCAGCTGACGAATTGAGATATTATAACGGAGTTCTCCCAGAAGGTGGATTTGTTAAAAATGTTTCTGCTTGCGATGTTGCGTGGGGTGGTGGCGATAGCTTATCAATGCCAGTGGGTGCAGAATACGAAAATGGAGATGTGTATATATATGATTGGATTTTTAGCACAGCACCAAAAGAAGGAACATTGCCATTAGTTGTTGGAAGAATCATGGGAAATAATATTCAATCCATCAATTTTGAAGCAAATAATGGTGGAGATATGTATGCCTATTATGTAAACGAACGCTTGAAAGAACATAAATACGCTTGCAGCACGACAAGTACAAAAGCACCTTCAAAACAAGCAAAAAAAGAAAAAATAAATCAATATTCCGGGGATGTTAAGCAAAATTTTATATTTTTGGCTCCGAAATATCAAGATAAACAGTATCAAAAGGCTATGGATGAATTAACTACCTTCGTCTATATTGGCGATAATGAACATGATGACGCCGCTGATGGAGTTACACAGCTTGCAATAACGCTTGCCAGCAAAAGATTTGCAGAAGTAAAAGCAACCAAAAATTTTATGTGGGGAAGGAGATAGAATATGATGACTACAGCTCAATATTTACGCCAGATTGAAAATTATGATAACAGAATCAAAAACAAGCTTATCGAAGAAGAACAGCTCAGTTCTCTTTCCACAAGTGTATCTGCAATTCCAGTTGGGGAAAAGGTGCAAACTTCTGTAAAACGTGATCCAATGGGAGATATGGTTGCAAAGATATTTGATCTGCGAGAAGAGATTTCAGAAATGATATCTGAATTTTTACAAAAAAGACAAGAAATAGTCCGAACCATAGAACAGGTTGAAGACCCATTACTATATGACATATTATTTAAGCACTATGTTGAGTACAAATCATTGGTTCGTATCGCAGACGAGATGGGGTATT